GAGATTGGAACCTTAAATGTTTGTGCAACTGTTCCGTTAGCATTGAGACGTTCAATGTTAATGTTGTTGAACAATGTACCAAATATTATTACATATTTGCGAAGGAGAGAGTGATAGAATGGAACAGTTAACATTAAGTTCTTGCTCCACCTTCACTGAATGGGTCTATCTCTGTGAAGTCAATAAAGTCAAGACCTTCTTGCTCAAAGATGTCGTTTTGTGCAGATGAATCAATAGCACCTATTGAGTATGATTCCATCAATATTGTTTCACCATCTTCTGTAGTTAACCCTGTTCCATCCTGGGCTAGAAGCACATATGCATCCGAAACTAAAGAGTATGCACTATAGACTGTATCAATTGCAGGAATGCCAGTTGTAAAGACGTCACTGTTTCCTTCATAAAGCTCACAAACAATATCGTATGTCTGTAATGCACCTAGTTGATAGAACACTGGCTTTACGTTAACAAATTTAATCTGGAATAACGAACTCGTAAGAGGAAAAAATATTAAATCGCCTTCTCTTGGACGAGCGGCAGAAATTAATCCACCTACTTCTTCCTCAAATACTCTCTGCGCTACAGTGAATGTCATTTGATCTCTTACTTCAACACCAAACTTTGATAGAAACTCACCATCGCCAGCAAAGCCGTCAATGTTGCGGATATACATTTCTATCATGTATGATGATTCAAACTTTGAGTAGTCAGCTTCTCTAAAAACACTATCTCTGTTTACTACAGTTCTAGGTACATAGAAAACATCGTGACCATACATCTTGATGGATTCAATGATCAGGTTTTCTATTAGAAGCTGCTCTTGTGAAGCACCAAAGTTGTTGAAGTAAAAATTGGTAGCCATGTTATCCTATCATGTCGTATGAAGGAAGTGAGTAGGATACTTGCATCTCTTCTTCTAGCTTTTCAATTGCATCATGAGCATCCTGAAGGATCTTATCACCATTAAATGTGACACCACCAGGCAATTGAATACCAGAGAATTTAGATAGGTTTTGTCCCCATTGCTTTTTAATAAGCTCTGTTGTATATCTTTGTAGCCAACGATCGTTCCATACATCCTTATGAATATTTGGATCTACAATTTCATATGCTTCTACTACAAGATACTGACCTGTAACAACCTTTTCCCAGTTGACGTCAATGTATAAACGATTTGTATGTCTGTTATATCTAATTGGCTGCTTACCAACAAGAAGCTGTTCAAGAAGCTGAAGATGCTGGAATGCCATGTAGTAAGGAACCATTGACTGATAAGTCAATGTATAGAGATCATTTAATGCAATCTGGTAGCGAATGTTAAAGATATTGTTTGTTGCAATATAGTCACCAATATCAAAGATGTTTACTACACCCATGATATTTTCTGGCATAGAAATGTAGCCACCCTTAAATGCTCTAAGGTCTGCACCTGATCCTGTAGATGTATTAATTGTAATTACTGGATCTAGTCTATACTTTGAACCAATTGCTGTAACATTTATAGATTGAATAGTGCCATTGGCATACGTTGTTAAAGTTGCAGTGGCGCCACTTCCTTCAGTATCACCTGAAGCAGCTGTTACAGTTACTGTATCTGTATTGGAGTAAGCCGTTCCACCATCAACTACAATCACTTCTTTAAGAACATCAGGCTTGTCGCTAGCCTGGAAGACGTGACGATAGTACTGCTTTGAAGAGCCATCAAAGTGATAGTCGTAGTAATACTTCAAAGCTTCATCAATGCGATCTTCTACCTGATCGTCATCAACGTTGATTTCAAGGACTGGTTTGCCAAGCTTTCTGAGGCAGTACTCTTTAAACTCAGCTCTAGATCTAGGTGTAGCCATTTATTCCTCCATATACGGAGTATTTATCAGTAAGCGCTTACCGTGCCACTTCCGGTTGCTGCTGAAGGATTTGTATGTGCAAGTGAATCTGTAGAAGCATTGTCTCCAATAATTATTACTGGCTTTTCGTTAACAGACACCGTGGTTCCTGAAGCTATTAGAGCTCCGCTTCCATGTGTATTTGGATCACCATTTACAGAGAATAATTTTCCCTCTACAAATACAGTAGATTGTCCTGTGACGGTTGTT